GAGACCGTGAAGGTCGCAGACTACGCGGCCGAGAACTTCGGAGTGCAGGGTAAGCTCGCGGAACGGGTCACGGCTAAGGAACACGTCGACGTCCTAGTGACGGCGGCTCGCCTGGTGGACAGTGCGGTCTCGAAGACCTGCAACGTTGACGGGTCGATGCCGTGAGAAGACTTCAAGGGGATATACGAACGCGTCTGGGAGGCCGGCGGCAAGGGCTGTACGACCTTCAACAAGGACGGCAAGCGTTTGGGTATCCTGCTGTCGAGCGACGAGGACGACGAAGCCGAGCAGGCCTCTGAAGGCTCAAGCTGCGAGATAGACCCTGCGACCGGGCGTCGTAGCTGTGAGTAAATAAGGGAAAAACACGATCGAATGTAATTAGGGGGCTCACGGCCCCCTTTTTATTTGCTATAAGGGGATAAAGAGACAGCACTCGATACGCGGGAGAAAAGCATGAAGGTCGAATTGGCAGTAGGGGTGGCCTACAACGGAGTTACGTTGAAGCTATGGGACGAGGGGCAAGCCTGGGCAAGAGAGTATGGAGGTCGAGTTCTAATCTCGGCAGCAGAACGCAACCTGATCGTGCTCACTCCGAGTGCCGAATTGGGCTACACACCTGTGATGCCGGACGGTTGCCCCTATGCGGACTACAAAATTTGTCACATCGAACGCTGTGCCGAGACTTCCTGTCTTCCGAGGTGCATGGTTCACGAGATGTCCGGTGACTTGGATGAGACGGACGGCTCCCTGTATATACCCCTAGAAGCCCCTCACCGGCTTCCGTTCCCTCGGATTACGCGAAAAGAGCTGACTACGTTCGACGCCGAAGTCGAATACGCTCGAGTGATAAGAAGTCGATGCGACAGCTGGAAGGCTTCAGGCGATCCCATCAGTGCGATGCAGAAGCCTAGCGACAAGTTCCACGAACTGCTGCCCGGTCTCTGGGCCCAAGTGTTAAAGGAGGCGGGGCTGCTTAGGTAGCTTGCCCTTGGCGTGACTGGCTCTCCAGTGACCGCCCCACATAGTCACTATGGCACGAGACCCGTTCTCGTAGGTGACGATGTGGCTGACCGAGTGTGAGTTCGGCCCCTTCATGTAAGCGAAGTTCAACGAGCACGCGCCTGCCGAGAACACGTTGTCTCGGATGGCTGCGGTATGGTCATGGCCCTTGTTGATCGGGCGGCCCAGCTTCGTGAGCGATCGCGTAGAGCCTCGAGAGCCGTTCGGCCCCAAGTCTCCGTGCAGACCGTTCTCGATACCATGGACCAGGAAGCTCTCGTCCAGTGACAGGAACCGAGTGTCCTCCGGACAGCCTGCGTCTCTCAGGGCCCAGTCCAGAATGTTGAAGTCCTCGTCTCCGCGATCTATCGCGTCGAGCAACTCGTACTGCAGGCGCACGAACGTCTTCGCGTTTGTCGGGTCCTTACGGAAGTCCGCCTCGTTCAACCAACGGTCGAGGTGGCGGTCGTGGTTGCCTGGGACGATGACTGTCTCGCAGAAGTCACGGCGAGCCTCCCTCAGGAACTCGGCCGTCTCGTCTATCTCCTCTTGCACCGAGTTCTCGGCCATGGCCTGTTTAGCGTAGGTCCGATGGAAGTCACGCTCTTCGTGGTGACCACGGGACCGCATCGAGAACACGTCTCCTACGAACTGATGACGTGGTTCGAGCTCGTCCACCATGCCATCTTGGCCCCAGCAGAGCTCGCGAACCCACTCGTCCATCTCAGCGACGTGACCGTCACCCCAATAGATCGAAGCGGTCACGTTCTGCTTGGTGACGAAGCCTGCCTGTACACGTAGGCCCTGACAGCCCTCGGGACCAACGTCCATGATGCTGTCATCGTCCGCGATGGTCAGCTGACGTACGAACCAGTTACCCGCTGCGTCCACTTCGACGAGCAGAGCTCCGTAGGTGTGCTTCTGTTCGGCCAAAATGCCCGCGCGCTTCTGAATGTAGTTCCGCTGTGTCACGGTGCCGGTCGAGTAGTTGAACTTCGTTGCCTCGTCAGCCATTGAGGCAACGCTCTCCATTGCTATCTTGGAGTGGGGTACGATGTTCGACTTGCGTCCGTTGTAGTCCTCGAAGGCAGTCAACGGGTGTCGCGTCGTCGGCAGTATGTTCTGTTCCCCGCACCATACGAGACCGGGAGCGAGCTCCACGCTGCGGTCGACGATGTAGCGTTCAGCTTCGGGGGCGTACCAGAGGCTCTCGTGAGTTCGGCGCCGATCGAACGTGCCTCTCTTCACGGCCTTCGGGCCGTACGCGTTCATCTGATAGGAGAAGGTTCCGACCATCAGCTCACAGGTCGCGTTCTTGAGGCCGTCGTACCAGTCACGCAGCGCGACCAGGTTGTTGAACCCCGGGTGCAACCTCGTGTTGTTCTGGATTGAGGTCAGAATGTACCGGGCGACGTGGCCCTTCTTGGGCAGCTTGAGAGCCTCGCTCTCCGTCGCCTCTATCTGGCCGTCAGCCACCTTGCCGAGCGTTATGCCGAGCCTGGCCTGAGCCATTCGCAGTCGGTCGTTGTAGGTCTGCCGCTGGAGCCCTCGAGCCCTAGCGGCTTCTGACTTGTTTCCCTCGCAATCGAAGTACGCCTGTACGTCTAGCTCGAGCTCTTCCTCGCTTACATTCCGTCTCGCCATGTCTTTTAACCTCCCGCGCCGGTTACCATCTCCTTGAACCCGATCCAGAGAGCGGCCATTATGCCGGTCACGGCCAGGCCGATGAAGGTGAGGGAGCCCTTGCTCTTGACCCCCTCCATTGTCTTGCGCCAGTTCCGCAGGTGCATTAGGTCGGCCTGGAACTGGTTGTCCGTGATGAGTTGCCGCATCTCCCTCAAGGCCAGGAAGTCGCGCTGCGCCTCTAGGGGCTGAGTGTGATCAATGCCCAGCTGGGTCAGAGTGTCCTTGACGGCACGCTCTGCAGCCTGAGCAGCAATCCGCTCTAGCAGCGCCTGGTCTTTGAGGGTTTCAGTCGGCATGGGGTCACCCTTTCTCTTGTGCGAGGCCTCTGCGGAGGTCCTCGTAGTAAGCAATCAGTTGACGTCCACACCGCGTCTTTGCCAGCTCGCTCTGACGGAGCCTGGCTATGACCTCTGCAACCTTCGCGTTGTTCCACTCGTCTTCCTTGGGAAGTGCGACCGTAGACGCGAAGCAGTTCTTGATGTGAGTAGGCACCGGCGGCAAATCGGGCTTGACCGGAGGCGCAGCTCTCATAGAGGCACAACTTGCCAGGAGCAACCCGGCGAGTAGTGTAAATGCGATCTTACTTGATGTTGCGTAGCGCATCAGTGACGTCCTTTCCTAGACATACTTGCCCCGCAGCCTCAGCTTTGCGAGCCGCGTCTATTGCGGCTTGAACCGCTTTGCGGGCTTCGGCCTCGGACAGCTCAGCTTCTTCGGCTCGACGTTCGGCCCCCTTTACGGCTTCGCGGACGACTTCCCTCTGTCTCAGCAGCTCTTCGAGCTTGAGCCGTTCGACCCGCAACTCGCACTGCTGACGACCGTTACCAGCCGCCCAGGCGTAGAACCAGGCTAGGAGAAGCAGCAACGCTCCCACTCCCACCCCGAAGCGGACTAGCTTCGACGACCAGGTCGTCGCAAGCCATCCGCCTATAGCTACCATGCTCAACATTAGGCTGTCTTCCCTGACTGGTGGTCCTCAAGGCGGGCCATTAGAATGCCGCGACCGAAGTACGCGAGAGCGACGAGCGCGATGACGGCAAACACCCACCAGTTCTCAGAAGCAAACTCTAAGACCGGTTGAATATAATAGAAGGCGGAGCTCAAAGGCTCAACGTTGTCTGTGATCGTCTCGAGCACCCCGGTCTCTTGAGCGGTTTTGCCTGCCGCCACGACTACGGCGCCGGTGGCAGCCGTATCTTGCAACGTCTTTGCCTTCGACGCAATGCGAGAACGCTCGCTCAGTTCGCTTGCCGAAGTCGTTATGCGTTCCTCCGAGACTACCGCAGCGGCAGCAACAGAGTACAGCTCGTTCTTAGTCTTCGGTCCGACAATGCCGTCCGGTTTGAGACCGCGTTCAGCCTGGAATGCCATGACGTACCGGCGTGTAGCGGGGCCGAAGTCTCCATCCGGCACGACCGGGTAGCCTAGCTCTTTGAGACGCGTCTGTATCTGGCGGACGAGGCTCGAACGATGGTCTCCCAGTCGCACGACGTCGTCGCCTTGAGGGCGCTGTTGGCGTGAGCCCCCATATTTCTTATATGCCTCGGCCATCTTGACGTCGTAACGATTGCGCTTGTACGCCGGTCCGTTGTAACCGCGAGCAAAAGCGGCCCAGCGAAGGTCACGCAACTCGTCGTCCAGGCGAGCAGACTTGATGAAGCCTACCATCGCTCGCACCTGACCAATTACCGTGTGGCAGTCGTGCCACATCTCGAAGACGGTCTTGTACCCGCACATTGCGTAGTTCGAACCCATGACCTGCCCGACGCCCATGCTGATAGACTTGAGGGCTGCTTCCTCGTCGATGGCCATGGCCCGAGTTAGCATCTCGTGACGCTTCTTCATGGAGCGGGAGTTCTTGACGGCTCCCATCTTTGGGTGCGCAAGGCCGGCACGACGTGCCTGGTCACGCTTGCTTTTCGGCAGGTGACGCCAAAAGTGGTGCCCTTCGAAGCGGATCATCACGTATCCGTGTACCAGTCCGTCCTGGATGCCGTCGATCATGTCGACGACTTTGCCTTCCGTGTCGGCTACGGCCAAGAGCGCGGCCGACTCATACCCGTGGCCGACGGCTAGACTGCGTAGCTCCTGTTCGATCTCTTTACTGAACATTGTGGGGAGTCTCCTTTTAGGGTCAAGACGATGGTGCCGATGCTGTCACATAATGCAAGGCTACGCGAACCTCACCTCCAGTGAAGTTCGAGCCGTTCGCGGTCAGTATGACGGGAGTATTGGCGTATACGGCCGTGGGTCCTATAACGCCTACGTTCGTCGAACCGGCTGCGATACCTAGTGAACCTCCGAACTTGTTGAGCTCACCCGTTATGCCGCAGTCAAACGACGTCGCACCCGTGACGGCCGTTACGACGCGTACGGAAGCCGCCTGAATGATCGATCGGTTGGGGAAGCTGATGGTGCTCGTCGTTGATGCACCCGACACGGTGAGCAGCTCGTCGACCACCGTAATGCCCGTACCCGCGCCATTCGCCGTTACAACTTGAGCCGCGAGGTCCGTGACCGCGTTGACCGGGGCCCAGGAGCTGCCGTTCCAGAAGACGAGCAGTTGCTCGTCGACCACCCAAGCAAGGAAGCCCGCCTTCGGAACAATCTTTGTCCAGGCACCGTTCGTGTAGTAAAAGATGTTGAAGTCGCTTCCGACCCACGCGCCCGCGGCACCGGACGCCGCGATGTACCGGTCCCCCTCGCTGGGTGAAGCCGGTGGAGTGGCGAGGTCGCGATCGATGACGGCTAGCTGCACGAGGGCGTCCAGCATGATGATGGCGTCGTTGTGGGTCAAGTGCTTCTGGCTCTGTGCCGCTGACATTAGCGGCAAGAGCAGGTGGTTAGTATCGGCCATTATGTCGTGCTCCTTGTGAAGAACATTCCCTCCAACTCAGGTCCGTAGGCTCCGTACTCGGTGCCGTACTGACTGACGCGTAGGAAGACGTCTGCCTTCGTTGTTCCATGGTCGGCGGTCTGCATGGCTGCAGTATAGGTGAAAGAGGGAGAGGTAAGTACCTCTGTCCGCAACAGGGCCCCGCCAGTGTCGTCATACACTCTGAGGCGGTACTCTTCGCTCTCCTCGTTGAGTGGAACCTCGTTCTGTTCCCAGTCGTCTCCACCTAGACGGGTTCTACGCTTCCAGGAGATTGTCAAGTCATCGTTTGACGTATCAAGCTGCAGTCTCATATCGCAAGGCGAATAGGGCCGGAAGCCTGCGATCGTGCTCCGACGAGTACCCTCTACGAAGCGATCGTCATCGGTCGGTACGGTTATAGGGCCCCAGCGATAAAGCGTGTCGTTCGTTGCCACGTTGCGGCTAACCTTAAGGGCTTCCACTGAGACAGTGTTAATGAAAACGACTCGGGTGTCGACAGGATAAGGGTCTCGCATCACATGTTCGGTGCCGAGCTGCCCGCGTATCAGCCCTGTCAGACGATAAACGCCCGAAGACTGCAGGTCCGCGTTGGCAAACTGCACGACCTCCCACTCGGAGGTAACCGTGTTCTCGATGGCGACGGCGTTTGTGTTGCTCAGTAACAGCTGCTCCTCCGTCAGTGACGAGAGACCGCCGCTCAGCATGTTGACGTAAATCTCACCGTTGCGATCCCAGGCGTTTGTCGGTCCGGTGAAGAGTTGACCGCTTAGAGCGCCCATCGTCGTCCTGTTCGCCACGGTCTGCACGGGCGAAAAGCCTCCGGCTCCATCGCTCTGTAGGACCGCTACGCCGCCCGGCCATGCTCCGTCACTGGCGCCTGCCGCCAGCCTCATAGAGTACGGCAACAGCTCATCCTCAGACACGAGAGGCAGGTTCATGAAACGCAACACCACCTGAGGTGTGAGGTCAGTCACTATCGGCAGCTTGAGGTCGGTCTCGTAGCGGGGAGACGACAGAATGGACAAGTCAAAGCCGACGAACTCCGCACGACGCGCGATGCCGTCGTCGATGTTTGACACCTGGCCAGTGACCGAGCGATTGCCTACTGGCACTCGGACCAAGTCACCCGCGTCGAGGTACATGTAGCTATGAGGCAAAGCGAGCTCGCCCTTTTCACGTGCAGCCCATGCCTTGAACAGCAAAGAGGTCGCGAGCGCGCGAGCCTGGCCGTCGCTCCAGACGAGAGGGAAGTCTACGGCAATTTGGTTTTGACTAGTGCCTGTGCCCTTGTGTCCGTCGATTGAGGCGGCCTGATAGTTGTTGACCTCGTCGAGGTACGAGACGTTTACCCGCTTAGGCAAATCCGTCTCTTGACCGCGTGTCACCGTGACCGGGGCAGTCGCGTCGCCTATCAACACGAGGTCGTCAAGCGGTAGCTCCGTAGACTTCTGGTTGATGTCCATGACGAACTTGATCTTGCCCTCGCTCTCGAAGCCCTTGAACTGGTACGCCGTCGATAAGGCCTCAATGATGTCTCGAGCCGACATGCTCGACGCTATCAGCAGGCCTCGAACCAGAGCTTCTGGCCCGTACAGACCCTCGACGTCTATCTGACTGTCGGCTAGTCCCGCCTCAAGGCATAGCTTCCTAACGAGACGAGGCAGCACGGCTCCATCGATACGACCTGACAACCAGTGCCCTAGCACCCACTGTGCACCGTCAGACCACACGTCGGTCCGTTTAGGATAAGCAGGAAACGGTCTTGCGTCCCAGGTCCAGATGAACATGTTTGCCGGATCGATCATTGCCCCGCCGTTGTCCCTCCAATATGCCAGGCTGACCTCAAGGTAGAGACGCTGTATGAGGTCGTCCCGTTGACCGCTTGAGTGATAAGGGAAGAAGCTCTCGGAGCTCTTAGGATCGTAGAACACGTTTGGTTGGTTCGTCGCCTTGTCGATCGCCGGCGCTCCTAGCTCGGTGAACCACACAGGCTTGCTTGAGGCAGTCCATGAAGTGCTACTGCTCACACGCGCCCCTCCCGGGCGATGATGGTGGGCGTTCTGCCACCAGTTGCGAATGTCCTTCTGGCGATATATCCAGGGCTCGTTCGCAGGATCACCGTCTGTGATCGTCGTCCGCACCTGGTTGTTACGGTCAGCCGTAGAGGCATAGAACCAGTCGTAATACTCTCCCCCCTCAATGTTACTGGCCAGGTAGTCCTTGTCATATATCGAGACAGGGCCGTTGACGGCGTCATAGTCAAGGTGCCCCGCACCGTCTCGCCAGTCCGATATTGGCAGGTAGTTATCGATGCCGATGAAGTCGATGTGAGGCGAAGACCAGAGGGGGTCCATGTTGAATATGACGTCGTTTGTCCCGTCGTTCGGGCGGTGCGAGTGATACTCGGACCAGTCGGCCGCGTAGCTCACCTTCACGTCGCCGGGTAGTATGGCCGATACGTCGGCGGCCAACGTGGCGAGTTGGGTCACGGCCGGATAAGTACCGGCGCCGGGGCTCGAACGCACACTCGTCAGGCCGACGAGCTCCGAGCCAATGACGAACGCGTCGTCTGCCCCCATGAGGTCGTCGAGCAAGTTGGCGTAGTGCAACACCATGGCCCTATAGCCCTCGGTGCGCGTGAACCAGTTGTTGACCTGGGTTGCCGCTGCAGCGGTCTGGTCCGGCGATCCCGCATAGCCCGGGGCCGGGGAGCACGTGATGCGTCCGCGCCAGGGGAACACGGCCTGCCCGTTGGAAGCCGCGTTGTCTGAATACGGATTGGGAAGGCTGTTGCCGGACGGCACGTCCATGAGGATGAACGGGTAGAACATTACCCGCTTACCGAGGTCGTTCTTGATGTGGGACACCAGCTCGCGGACCGTGACGTCTGACGGAGTGCCTCCGAATATGGGATTGCCTTCGGCGTCGTAGCTCACTAGCTCCGCCGTGGATCGGGTGTAGCCCGCAACTGCCCAGTCGGTCGGCTGTACGGACCTGTCCTGTCCCTCTACCTTCGGAATTACACGACACTCTCCGGCGCGGAGGTCCGTACCGAACCAAGAGACAACGACCGAGACCGCGTCAAGGTTCGGCTGTACCTGATCGAGTATGTCTAGCGACACCTCGACGTCAGGCTGGTTGAAGTTGTTGTGCATGTTCTCGGTGATCTTAGACGCGTCACCGGAGTTGTTCGACACGGACCGAGTGTACTTCTGTGTGCCGTAGATGTGCTCCCCGGTCGCGGGGATCAACTGCCAGGCCTCGCCGATGTTAGTCAGGTCGTCAGCCTCGTCAGTCTCTAGCGGTACAACGATCTCTGCCGTGATCTGGGGCATGCGGTTACCGTAGTCGGCCAGGGGGAGGTCCTCGAACACGAGATACGCGACGCCGCGGTAGGCGGGTACCTTGCCCGAGCCCTCAATCGCCTCGATGGTCGGGTCGGGCTGCTGGGTCTCTGAGCCCGGATAGAACTTGAAGCTGAACTTCGAGAGGTCAGTCTCGATGCTGTCAATCCACACACGTCCGAGATGCGCCATAGGGTTGCCGACCGCAAAGGCGACGGCAAACGAGAGGCTATACTCGTACGAGATGGTAGTGGTGGTCTGGGTAGGCCCGCCTCCCTTGCCACCGCTCTCCTGACTGTTGACGACCTCGGTCTCCTTGAACTGGGCAGTCCAGATGACCTGGCCACCGAGGCGGCACCTGCCGAATATGCGAGGAACAACCGCCCCCTCGGTCGACGTCGTCAACGAGAGTTCGGTCAGTCGGGGTCCTGTGTTTGTCGTGGTGGTGCCCGGAGTGAGAGCTCCGATGATGGCGCCGTCTATGAGGCTACCTAGCGCGGAGCCGATTGCTCCGCCGATCGGTCCGCCGATGGCTGTACCCACAGCTCCTAAGACGTATGTGGCCATTCGTGTGTCTCCTTCGGCTCAGTGGCCCGGAAACCTGAATATGCCAGCCACGCGCTTGTCCCAAATACCTACGCTAGTCTCCCGCACGCCAACACCACTATAGGCGTGGACCATGCTCTCGTCTCCAGAGAGGATGGCACAGTGCTTGGCGACGGCGCCGGGGGTGCGACGGAATACCAGCACGGCTCCGGGTTCCCAGTGTTTGTCTCTCGGCCTGACCACGAACCTCTTGTTCTCGGCCATGGCCACCAGTTCGAGGTTCCGGTACGCGGCCTCGAGGAGCGTCTCTCTCTTGGAGTAGTCGCCCCAAGTCTGTGTGTACGGAGGCGGTGCTTCCGGTTCGGCACCGTACAGCTCGCGCCACACTCCGCGAATTAGGCCGAGGCAGTCCGTTCCTGCCGCCTTCACGCTCTCTTGGTGATGGTACGGCGTTCCTATCCAGTCGCGAGCTATTTCTACAGGGGTCATCACTTCGAACTCGATGTCGTGCTAGACCCGGTGTTGCGAGCAGACGGGTCGGGGTTGCGGATGACTGCGTCGGAGCCTGGCATTGCCGGGAAGCCCCTGAAGTTAACGAGGTTGTTGAACTTCGTGGTGCACATGCCTACGGTCTTCTGACAGCCGGCCGTCACGTTGAAGTCCCATCCTGCTTCGATCTCGAAGGCCGGTGCGTTCCATAGCTCGATAGTCACCAATCCCGCGTCCTTGACGTGGGCCTTGACGTCGATCGACGTGCCCGACGCCGGGCCGGACGTCCAGGTGAGTATGCCCTGATCGAACCACTTGCTATCATATGAGGCTATGCCGGTAGCCGAGAACGACCGTGGGGAGTACACGGCCTGTACCTCGCCGGCACCCCGGAACGTTGACGCGGTTAGGTCGATCTTACAAGCCGCGTCGCCGACTATCGCGTCACACGTTCGCTTGAAGGTTCGCGTCTGCGTCTGCCCGAGACGGGTGCTGAGGCCTCGCAGCTCTGCAGAGAACGCCAAGCCGGTCCGTTGCGTCTCTCCCGTGTACCCGGTCTGCTTGAGTATCCTCTGAGACACGTCTGCCCAGTTCACCCAAAAGAGCTCGACAAACGCGTCATCATACTTGCCTGCTGCCAGGTCATCTTCGTTGAGCGTGTCGCTCGACAAGGCGCCGTCGACGTTTAGGTTGTCAACTGCGAGACCCAGACTATGTTGCACCTGAGTGGCCGTGAAGCCCGAGGA